GTAAGCGATGTTCGTCAAGAGTTAGCTAGTTTAAAAGAAGTGAAACAGGTAGAAGAAGCTAAATGAACTTCACTAGGAACTTTCAAAATCACACACTATGGAGCTGACTGTATTGGGTGCAGCGGCATCACAGCGACCGGAACAGTACCACAAGAGGGAAGGACCATTGCGGCAGATTGGAACATACTTCCAGCCGGCAGTGAAGTGATGATAAACGGAAATACCTATATCGTGGAAGATCGTGGTGGTGCAATCCAAGGAAATGTGATTGATATGTTCGCAGGAACAGAGGCAGAGAGTGTTGAGCGTGGAGTGTTCTTTGCAGAAGTATTTGTAAAGGAGTAATAAAAAATGGAACAAAACGATGTTATGGAAAACTTGGATTTCCAACTTGAAAAGAAATACGAAATGGAACAGGAAACAAGATCCTATTTAGTTTGTGATTTATGTGGTGAGCATATTTCACTTAATCAGAAAATTATTCAGCAGCACGATGGTACATTGGTTCATTTAGATTGTATTGTGCAAAGAGTAAAAGAAGAAGCGTTTGATGCCGAGGACTTTATGTAGGTGTTGTATGGAAACTTTATATCAAGATACGGAACAGTATATATGTCATAAATACAAAAACCGCGATGAATGGAAAGCAAAACGCATTAAAGGGATAGGGGGCAGTGATGCGAGTACCTTGGTTGGTCTTAATCCTTGGAAAGACAACAATACTCTTTGGAAAGAAAAGAAAGGTGTTATTGAAGCTGTGGATATATCTGATCGTCCATATATCCAATATGGAATTGAAGCCGAGGACTTATTAAGAAAATTATTTGCTTTGGATTTCCCATATTATGATGTGCAATACATTGATAACGTAACACTTCAATCGAAAGAAATACCTTGGTTGCTGTATTCGCCCGATGGCTTGTTGATTGATAAACGTACAGGCATGAAAGGTATCTTTGAATGTAAAACAACAAACATTCTTCAATCAATGCAAAAAGAAAAATGGAACAATCGAATACCGGATAACTATTATGTGCAGATCCTACACGGATTGATGGTTACCGGATTTGATTTTGTTGTTTTAAAGGCTCAGCTTAAAACAGAGTATAAAGACGGGAATATTACCTTAGTTACAAAACATTACATTATTTATCGTGATGGAGTTTTAGAGGATTTGGAGTGGCTGAAACAAAAAGAAATTGAGCAGTACGAAACATACTATATCAAAAACATAGAGCCACCGACAATTTTGCCGATGTTATAAAAAGAGGAGGACCACATGGAACAAACAGAAGCAACAAAGCAAAGTTTTGAATTAGATTTACGTATGACGGAAACAGGAATTTTAAGCAATGTAGAAGCTTTAAAAACAATGCTTCCCAATATGCTTAAACCGTACGATTACCTTGTATCAGTAAACAATATCAAAGATGCTAAAGCTGATAGAACGAAGCTTAATACCACGCGAGATATTATTAAAAACAAACGAATGCAGTTTGAAAAAAATGAGATGGAAAGTTGGTTAAATGCTAAAAAATCAATTATGGAGCTAGAAAAAATGATTGATGAAGCTTCCAATAAACTAGGTGATGGTATTAAGAAAATTGAAGAAGAAGAAAAATTGAACAAAATGGAAGAAGTAAGGCAATCATTTGAAACAATCTTAGATGCTTTACCTGTAAAAGTAGCATTTGAAGTTTTATATATCAGAAAAGAATATGACAAAAATTCTATGACTGTTAAAAAGATTTTGGAAGATATGCAAGTAAAGGTAAACAAGCTTATTACCGATTGGAAAATGATTGAAGCTTATCTCCCTACGGATCCTGTGGATATAGAACAAGTGAAAGTAGTTTTTGCAAATACACTTGATATCGGTTTAGCAAAAGCAAAAGCTGATGAATTGAATAAAATTAGGCAATCCGTTAGCGAACAACGTGTTATTGCAGAACCTAAAAAAGCTACATCGCAACCACAGATTATTGAACAAACAATAATGGGAAAACCAACAATTCAAAAAATTAATTTCGCTATCACAGCAGAAAGAGAATTCTTTGATTTGTTAAATAGAATAGTCGCAGAAAATAAGCATCTTATCAAAAATTTAGTAGTCATTTCAAAGGAGGAAATAGAAGATGGCGTTACAGAATAATTTATCAGCACAAGGAACAGGAAAAAGAAAATTTAGTGTTGTTATTCAAAGCGAGAGCATTCAAAAGCTAATCAATAATACACTAGGAGATACTAAGAAATCACAGAAATTCGTTACAGCAATTTCGAGTGCAGTCGCAGTTAATCCGCAGTTACAAGAATGTGATGGGTTCTCCATTGTTAATGCTGCGTTGCTAGGCGAAACATTACAGTTATCTCCAAGTCCGCAGTTAGGACATTACTACATGGTGCCATTCAATGATAAGAACAAAGGAAAGGTGGCAACGTTCGAGCTTGGGTTAATTCTTTAGGCTCAAGTAAAACCATGTGAACCTTATTACTCAAGGGTGTGGCTATATAGCTGCTAACGGTGAAACCCTCCGATAAAATGGGCAATACCGTGCTAAGACAATATGAATTAGGTAATTATATGATTGGTATTTATAAAATAACGAACTTAACTAATGGAAAATTTTATATAGGACAATCTGTAAATATAGAAAGAAGATTTATGGAACATAAAACACCTAAGTCTTATGGTAACGATAGGCTTCATAAAGATATTCAAAAATTAGGTGTTAAAAGCTTTAGGTTTGAAATATTAGAAGAATGCAATAAAAATGATTTAAAAGCTAAAGAATTATATTACATAAAAAAATTACAACCCTTTTACAATCGGATAGGAAAACCAAGAACAGAGGAAGAAAAGAAAAATATTTCTATGGGCACAAAAAAGTGGTGGGATAACCTATCTGATGATAAGAAAAATAAAATTATTACTCAGAATTTGACAGGACCAAAAAAAGGACACGAAGTATCTGCGGAAACAAGAGATAAGATAAGAAAATGGGTTACTGAAAATCAAGGACAAAAAGTGATGATTTTAGAAACAGGACAAGTATTTAACAAAATTAAAGATTTAGAAAAATTTCTAGGTGTTTGTCATGGAACTTGTGCTGCTTATTGGAAAGGGAAAATTAAAACAGTGAAAGGATTTCATATTGTAAAGTGTAGAGACTAACCGTGATGAATGTAGCGGTGTAGGGAAGAAGATGAGTTACTTCTCGAAGTGCATGGCAATCTTAAAGATTGAAGAGATAGTCCACTCCATAGAGATGGTAAATCTATGGATAAAGTGATAAAGGATATTTGCAATTAGCCATTCGTTCCGGACAGTATAAAAAGATTAACGTATTGGAAATTAAAAAAGGCGAATTGATTAACTTTGATCCATTAAATGAAGAACTTGAAATCAATCTAATTCAAGACGAATTGGAACGTGAGAAAGCCGAAACCATCGGTTATTACGCAATGTTTGAATTAGTGAATGGCTTTAAAAAAGCGCTTTATTGGAGCAAAGAAAAAATGCTATCTCATGCAGATAAATATAGTGCTGCGTTCAATGCAAAAAGCTATAACGATCTAATGACAGGAAAAATACCGGATAAAGATAAGTGGAAGTACAGTAGCTTTTGGTATAAAGATTTTGATGGCATGGCATTTAAAACTATGCTACGTCAATTGATTTCTAAATGGGGCATTATGTCTATTGAATTGCAAACAGCGTTTGAGGGGGATTACACGTTCAAAGATGCTAGTGGCAATAGTACATACGTAGAAGAAGCAAACGAACCGCTTATCAATTCGGATATTGAAGTAACACAGGTTCACGAAGAAGTAACGCCAGTTGATGCACAATCTAAAAAAGAAGTAGTTGGACAAGAAAGTATCGCATTGCTTTAGAGGAAAAAATGTATGGATTTGATATTTAGTATAGATCCGGGAAACGTGTATAGTGCCTATTCAATCCTTGACATAGAGCAAGGGTTGAAGCCTATCCGTTTTGGCAAGGTTATGAATGAAGAAATGCTAAAAGTTATCGAAGAAGAAATAGCACAGATTAAATATTTTCCTATCGAAATGGTTGCTAGTTATGGAATGCCTGTTGGTGCAACAGTATTTGAAACTTGTGTATGGATAGGGCGCTTTATACAGGCTGTTACAGAACGCTCAAAGGTCAACCCTATATTTGTATATAGGAAAGATGAAAAAATGGCTCTATGCCACTCTATGAAAGCGAAAGACGGAAATATACGTCAGGCATTGATAGATAGATTTGGTGTAGTGGGAACAAAGAAAAATCCCGGTTGGTTTTATGGAGTATCCAAAGATGTTTGGTCTGCAATAGCTGTGGGTGTAACATTTTATGACATGAAGTTATCTACAGGATATTTGCTATGAATGACGGATTTATTAAGCTGCACAGAAAGATCATAGATTGGGAATGGTACGATGATCTACCGGTGTTTAGATTGTTTATTCATTTACTGTTAAAAGCTAACCATGAAGATAGAAAATGGAGAGGTAGTACCGTTAAAAGAGGCAGTTGTATAACTTCGTATGCGACCCTTATGAACGAAACAAAGTTATCAAAAAAGCAGATAGAAAGAGCTTTAAAAAAGTTACAAGAAACAGGAGAAGTGGAGAAAGTAACAAACAGTCAAAACACCCTTATTATCATAACAAATTATAACTTGTATCAAGATAAAGGAGAAACTAAAGAGAAACAAAGGGGAAGCGAGGGAGAAACGGAGGAGAAACAAAGGGGAACAAACAAGAATGAAAAGAATGTAAAGAATGATAAGAATATTAGAAAAAAAGAAAATACCAAAGAAAAAAAGATTGTGAGTTTTTCTTCAATTCTTGATGATTACACCCAAAACGATGAACTTAAAAAAGTTTTGTTATCGTATGTTGATATGCGAAACAAAATGAAAGGTTTTACAACTCATGCCTTAGAGCTAAACCTCAAAACGTTAGATTCACTTGCAGGAGATGATAAAACGAAAATCGAAATCGTGAACCAAACAATCGAACATTCTTGGAAATCGTTCTACAAAATCAAGAATGACGGATACAGCAAACAACAAATACCGAAGCAAAGTAGTAATCCATACGCGGATATACTTGCTTCACTAGATGGAGGAAATAATGGATTTTAGAGAAACAACAAAAATCATGTCAGTCATAAAGCAGACATATCAAAGCTTCAACAAAGATGTTCCACTTGAAAAATTAGACGGAACGATAAAAATTTGGCAGAGCATTTTTGAAGATTACACATACACAGAAGTTGCGCTAGGCTTAAAGTCTTTCATTGCTAACGATACAAAAGGCTTTGCACCTGTTCCCGGACAAATTATTGACTACATTCAAAAATTGAAAAGTCCTGTTTGCATTGATGCGGATAAAGCATGGAATTTAGTGTTCAAAGCATTAGGAGACAGTATTCACAATTCTAAGGCTGAATTTGATAAATTGCCGCCGGAGGTTCAAACAGGTGTTGGAAGTCATGAACAGTTGAGAACATGGGCAACGATGAATACCGATGAATTGCAAACAGTAGTAGCTTCTAACTTCAAACGTGGATATACCACAAGGGTCAAAGAAATCAAGGAGTACGAGAAACTTCCAACTCAAGCGAGATACATGATTGATCAATTAGTTGAAGCGAAACGCATAGGTTTAGAAAAATCTCAACCTAACGAATTGCCATCTTGGTATCATGATCAATCGAACATAAAAATTGATACCGAAGATTTTAATGAAGCGGAAATGATTGAACTGCAAAATCAGTTGAGAGGTGGAAGATGAAAGTACATTGCTTATTTGAACAATCAGGAACATTCAAGAATGAATTTAAAAAGCTAGGGTATGAAGCTTTTGACTATGATGTTTTGAATGATTTTGGACAAACAGATTTCAAAGTTGATTTATTCGATGAGATACGTAAAGCATACCAAGAGGAAGAATCAATATTTGATAATTTCAAAAATGATGATTTAATTCTTGCTTTCTTTCCTTGCACAAAGTTTGAAACACAAATACCATTACATTTTAAAGGAGAAGCAAGGCAGCAAAGGAATTGGACGGATATTCAAAAACTAGAATATGATATGAAACTTCACAATGAATTACATGAGTTGTATGAATTGCTTTGTATGATATGTGTAGTTGTTATCCGCAAAGACTTAAAAATGATAATTGAAAATCCAAGTATGCCACCGCATTACTTAACAACTTATTGGTGCATGAAACCAAGTTTGGTTGATAAAAACAGACAAGATGATGGAGATTACTATAAAAAACCTACTCAATATTGGTTTATCAACTGTGAAGTACAAAACAATTTATGTTTTGAACCACTTGAAATTATTGAGAAGAAAAAGGTAAAAAAATGTAAAAAAAATGATGGGTGTAGTAGAAAAGTCGAAAGGTCATTGATACACCCACAATACGCAAGAAGATTTATTAAACAATACATTTTGGAGGAGAAACAGAATGATTGAAACTGTAAATATGACAGAAGTTTTAAAACAAGCCATCGAAACGTATGGCAAAGAAAATCAAAGCATGATGGTGCTTGAAGAAATGGCAGAACTTCAAAAAGAAGTATGCAAGAGCTTGAGAGGCAATAATAACCACGATGAAATTGTCGAAGAGATTGCCGATGTGCTGATTATGATTGAACAACTAAAAATCATGCATGATGTGAAATACAGAGAATTAAACGAAATGTTTAACTTCAAAATTAACAGATTGAAAGAGAGGTTGGATTCAAGTGATTAACAGAGCAGTAATTGTTGGACGATTGGTAAGAGATCCGGTTTTACGCAAAACAACAAGTGGAGCAAGTGTTACTTCCTTTACGGTTGCGGTGGATAGAAAGTTTAAAGCGGAAGGACAGCCAACTGCGGATTTTATTCAGTGTACTTCGTGGAACAAGGTCGCTGATAATGTTGCTAAGTACATGAAGAAAGGATTTCTTATCGGCGTTGAAGGAAGATTGCAGACAAGGAGTTATGAGAATAAGGACGGAAAGAAACAGATTATTTGTGAGTTAGTGGCAGAGTCCACTGCATTCTTGGAACAAAAAGATAATCACAATACAGCGTCGCAGAGCGATGAAAGTGTTGGAGGGTATAAATATACGACTGACACTACAAATTCATTACCACAGGAACAACAGAGTGGTTATAGTGAAGATTACGGTTGTTCAAACAATGGTTTCGATATTGCAAGCGATGATTTGCCTTTTAACTAACTCTTATGCTTGGCGAACATAAGAGTAAAATTGCCAGAAAAGAGAATAGAAAATGATTAAAGTTACTGAAAAATACTACATCGAAGTAGAAGCGGATTGTTGCACTGTTTACGAGCGTTTATGGAGCGATAAGAGACAAGAACACTACTATAATTCAGTATGTTTCCCACGTGATTTATGGGGCGCAATAAATGCTATAAAAAGGCATATATACGCTGATAAATTGAGTGGCTGTGATATGTCTATCGGCGAAGCATTAGCTTTGTTGAAACAGCTAAATGATGAATTTATAGCAAAGCTTGATGAGATTAAAAGGTTGGTGGAATTGAAATGACAGCACAAGAAATGTTTGAAAAATTAGGATATAAGCATAAAGATGATAGACTTTATATCTCATATGAATATGATGAAGAACACTATTTCATATTTCATAAGAACTTTAAACAAATAAGCATTGGTAATTATCACATTACATTTGACGAACTTAAAGCAATCAATCAACAGTCCAAAGAATTGGGGTGGCAAGATGTTGAGTAAAGAAGAATGCGAACAAGTATTGATGAATATTTGTTCTTCAAATTCAAGAATTGAAGATAGAAAGGTTTTTAAAGATTTAATAAATGAACACTTTGAGCTTGTTGAAGAATACAGAAAATTAAAAATCGCTTTAGACAACGCTATTAAACAGTGTTGTATTGGAGTAACAGGTAGTGATGCCTGCAATTCACTTGATGAATTGTATAAAGCATTTGAAAAGAAGGTGTGGGAAGATGTTGAGTAAAGAAGAATATGTTGAAAAGATTGTAAGAGATATTCTAAATGGAGAAATGAAGTTAGAAAATTTTGTTGAAGAACACTTTGAACTTGTAGAAAAGTATGAAATGTTAAGCAACACATATAGTATGTTTTGTGAAGATTATTTAAATCCGAAATCATACAAATTTGAAGATTTGAAAGCTGGAATGTGGGTTTGGTGTGAAAAATATGATAGATGTGTTCAAATTGTGAAAACACGCATTTATGAATACGATACAGGATGTTTTTATAAAGGGCAAAAGTTAGTAAGAGTTTATACAAATCATGATTTTGGATGGGATGATATTCCATTTGAAGAAAATCGTTTCTATCCAATTCATATTGCAAAGCGAGGTGTGAGTGATGTTTAAAACAGACGATATAAGAGTTTATCAATCTATTACTACAATTCAAATGTATTGCAGATCTAACTATATGGCAGAAGAATTGGAAAACGGGAATGTGGGTTGTAATAAAGACTGTAAACTAAGGGGTATATGCGACTGCATGGAAATATACCCACGTGAATTAGAGGTTAAATATGAAAAAAGTAAATAAAATGAAAAATGATTTTGGTTCAATCTCAAGACTTTCTGAAAAGTGTAGAAAGTGTCCTTATGTTAAAACTTGCAATCATAAAGAAATGGAAGCACTAGCATATCTAATGCCAGCCACTGATAGTATTCTTCAACCAGTTATTCAACCGATGATGAAAAAGAAAGATTTAAGAAATATTAAAATTGATGAAAATACAACAGTTACAATTGATTTAGAGGGATTAAAGGAACAGATGAAAAAAGATTTTTATAGAAAAGTAGGAATAGGAGTGATAAAGAATGCTAGTTGATATTGAAAAATTCATATACAATGACAAGATTTATTCGAAGTGCAACGCTGCGGATAAAGAAATGATTGATACATGCCTTCATGGAGTGCGTCAGCAAATCGAAACTTTCAAAGATGCATATAGACAGGCGCAAGAGGAAATAGCGTTGCTAAAACGTGAAAATAAAGCATTATCTGATGATAA